TCTTCCGATCTCTAGGATAGAAATATTAGAGAGATTTGGAGGAGTCTATATGGATATAGATTCTATCTGCAAAGAGCCTATCCAGGACGAGTTCTTTATGGATTCTGATTTCTTTGTAGCTTATGAGCATATCACTCACCCAGGAAGGATTGCTAATGGAGTGATTGGATCAGCGCCAGGACATCCAATACTGAAGGAGTATATCAAGAGAATAGGCGAAGCTAAGAAAATAAGACCTATCTGGAATACTATCGGAGGAACGATGCTTACTAATATTATCGAGAATTACGGAAAGAAAAGGATAATCATCTTGCCTACATGCTCATTCTACCCAAAGAATTGGGATGGATTAGAGGCTCCGGTCGAAGGCAAGATATATGCAGAACAGTTTTGGGGGACGACAAAAAACTTATATGATTGTTAATTTCGATAAAACTGGATTGGAGATAAGGTTTAATCTCCACCAGAAAAGAAAGAATAACATAAAGGTTGCTGGTATGTATGAAGCCTATAAGAACGGCAGATCATTGGAGCAAGTAGCAGGAATGTATAGGATATCCAGGCAAGCAGTTTATGATGTTTTCAAGTCAAGAGGTTATAGTCTCCGTAGTAAGGAAATGAAAGGAAAAGTAATCATAGACGGAATAAATTTTACTCTTATGAAGGGAGGATATTTAAGAGGGACTATTCCAGGAAAGATAAGGACTACTGCCCAGAGATATGTATGGGAAAAGAATTACGGGCCAGTACCGGATGGACATGTAATCCATCACAAGAACGGAATCAAGACGGATAATGAAATATCTAACCTATGCCTAGTGAAAAAATCAGACATGGGTAAAGTATTTAATCCGGAAGGAAATAATCAATTTATTAAAAAATAATATGTTATCATTCAGAGAAAATATCCCAATCATCTTGAGCGCAGTAGAAAAACAAAACCATAAGTCTGTCCTAGACATAGGTGCCGGAATGGGTAAATATGGCCTATTAATTAGAGAGCAATACCTTTCTAAAAAGGCAGAATTAGGAGAATTAGAACCATCTAATGACATCAATATCGATGCAGTAGAAGACACTAAGTATCTCCTTGATAAGATTGATGGATCAGGAATATATGATCACATCTACAAGAACGATGTTTTCAATATCGTAGACGAATTAAAATCAAATAAAGCTCATGAGCTTATTTTGATAATCGATGTCCTGGAACATTGGAATAAAGAGGTAGGAATATCTCTTATTAAAGAATTAGTCACCATCTGTCCGGTGTTGATATCTACTCCCAAGAAAGTGGGAATGTATAAGGATCATTTTTACGGAGATCCTCGCCATCATATCACTCAGTTCTCCCAGGAAGATTTCAATGGATTTGAGTACGACGATTATAGCAATAACTTAAGCCATATATTGGTAATTAAAAAGACAAAATGAAAAAAAAGCCAGTAAAAAAGACTACTAAAAAAGGAAAGCATCCAGGAGGGAGACCTGAAAAAATCACTATTTCTATCCTGAACAAACTTGAGGAAGCTTTTTTACTTGGATGTACGGACGAAGAGGCTTGTCTTTCTGCCGATATATCTCCAAGAACTTTATACAAGTACCAGGAGAGGAATCCAGAGTTTATTCAGCGTAAAGAGTTATTGAAAAATAACCCTGTTTATAAGGCAAGAAAATCAGTTGTAGAGAGTATCGAGGGTGACCCAGAGCTAGCCCTTAAATTCCTTGAAAGGAAGAAGAAAGATGAGTTCAGTCTCCGTCATGAATTAGGAGGAATTGATAATAAGCCACTCCCACCAATAGAAATTAAAATCTTAGGAAGAGATGATATTCCAACTAAAGAAGAAGATACAAGCGACTAACGTATTTGAGAGAAACTATAATTCCGTAAAGAGAATTGTAGCTAATGAAGGAGGCGCAAGGAGTAGCAAGACATATTCTATTTCTCAATTATTTGCATTAGAAGCAGCCGCAGAAAAAAAGAGAGAGGTCTATACTATTATGAGAAAGACCCTCCCATCTCTTAAGGGTACTGCTATGAGAGACTTCTTCGATGTACTGAAGGAGTGGGACTGGTACCGGGAATATAATCACAACAAGACTGACAACATCTATCGTCTAAACAATACAGATATCGAATTTTTATCGATAGATGATTCTCAAAAAATAAGAGGACGAAAAAGAAAAAAATTATGGCTAAATGAATCTAATGAGTTCGGATATGACGACTGGAGGCAATTATCGATGAGAACATCTCAAAAGATTTTTCTAGATTATAATCCTTCAGATGAATATCATTGGCTATATGATTATGTTCTTACCAGGGACGATTGCGAGATAATACATTCTACCTACCTGGACAATAATTTCCTGGAGCCGGAGATAAGGAAAGAGATGGAGCTGATGCAGGAAAGTGATGTCAATTATTGGAATATCTATGGTCTTGGGCTTAGAGGAAAATCATCGACTAAGATATATAATCATTGGAAATTAGTAGATTCGTTGCCGAGTAATCCTGATGACCTTTTCTATGGTATAGACTTCGGATTCAATAACCAAACTGCTGTCATCTTAGTGGCTGTAAAGGACATGGCTTATTACTGGCATGAGTTATTGTATGAGAAACATCTGACGAATCAGATGCTTATCATGGAGCTCAATAATTTGAGAAATAAAGGCTTTATAACATCGAAAATGAAAGGATATGCTGATTCGGCTGAGCCTAATAGGATCCAGGAGATAAATGACGGAATGACTACCGACTCAGGAGAGAAGATAATGGGATTCAATGTCGAAGCAGCTGATAAGAGCGTCAAGGATGGGATTGATTATGTAAGATCTAGGCCATTATATATAACCAAGTCATCAGTCAATGTTCATCAGGAAATAAGGAATTACATGTTTAAGACCAAGAACGGGATTATCCTCACCGATGACCCTGTAAAGATAAATGATCATGCTATGGATTCAGGTCGATATGCACAGTACAGCCATCATATAAATAATAAACCATCATCAAACATAATAAGAATAATAGGCTAATATGGAAATAAACTGTCCTTTTTGCTTCGGAATAATAATGAAAGACCTGATCATGACTAATGATGCAAGGTCAATTGATATGAAGTACATGGTCAGATGTCCGCATTGCCAGAAATCAGTCAAGATAAAGATAAAGACTGAGATGATGATGATAGTAAACGATGAGAAGATTTATTTTTCTGATGGTAGTAAGGTTAAGATAGAAAATAATCAAGCAATAAGAATAATAGGATAATGCCAAGCAAAAACACTAAGGCAAAGGCTTTGAAAATCATCAATGCACATGCCCAGGAGTATGTCAAAGATAGGAATAGGTTCCATCTCGATAAGATCCAGGAGATTGTCGATTCTGTAGGTCGCTCTATAGTCATCCAGATAAAGGATAAGGATGGAGGACCACCTGTTCATATAAAATTTTTTCCTCACGAAAGATGAATATAGACAATATTCTTAAAGGTGCTATAATTACCTAAAAAATAACAAGCCTAAGGGCCATTAGCTGAATCCAAGGACAAAGCGATGGCTCTTTTTTTATAAATATATGAAAATAGCATTATTTGATAGAATAAAGCGCTCTCTGAAGGCATTTGTTGCCACTCCAGGAAGCTTTTTTACAAGATTAATCTCCGGGGCTGGTAGCTTCAGGAGGCTTTCCGTAGAGGCTGACCCAGCAGGTTCTTATGCCGGATGGGCCTATGCGGCTATTTCGAAGAGGGCCAAGAGGGTGGCATCTACCAATTTTCACCTATGGCAGATGAGCGGAAGGAATAATGACGTCAGTGAGGTCTTCGATTCTGACCTTTTAGCTCTACTTTATAAGCCTAATCGAAGCCAATCATATTACAGCTTTGCCTTTTACATCGAGATGATGTTAGGAATATGGGGAATGGCTCCAGTTTATAAAGAAAGAGTAGGATCCAAGAAGATTGTCGCCTTATGGCCACTCCGTCCTGACCTGCTTACGGCCAATAAGACAGTAGACGGCCAGATTACCAGTTATATTTATAACGTAGCCGGAGCAACTACTATTTTAAGCGCTAATGATGTCGTGATAATCAATGAGCCTAATCCTTTGAATTTCGCCACCGGAATGTCTCCGATGGCAGCTGCAGGATTAGAGATTGATGCCGATATGGCTGCATCTATATGGAATAAATGCTTGATTGAGAATTTTGCAGAGCCTCCTTTCATATTATCTACGGAGCAATCATTGAATGATGATGAGTTTACTAGATTGGATAAGACCTG